ACCGCTTCGCAAAAATGTCCCGGCGGTATGAGGACGAGCAAAAGGAGCTGGCGGAGAAAATAAAAAAGCTCCGCTCCGAGATAGAGAAGCAGAGCAGCCGTTCCATGACGACAGATATGTTTATCGGTCTTGTCCGCAAGTACACCAGAGCGAGGAAACTGACGCCCCGGATGCTGAACGAACTGGTTGAGAAGATCGAAGTATTCAATGCGGAGAAGATCGACGGCGTATGGGAGCAGCGGCTTCGCATCCACTATAACTGCGTCGGAACGATTGAGATTCCAACGGTGCTGCCCCTGCCGATCCCGGAAGTGTCCGTAAATACAAGAAAAGGCGTAGTCGTCAACTACGCCCCCTGTGAACTCGCTGTATAAAAAGCGAGTGTTCTTACAGTCTTTCAAATGCTGTAAGAACACTCGCCATGGTGCGCGAGGCGGGACTTGAATTATGCGTACTCTTTTAATTTCGTGTAATACCGTATTTTTGACTATAAAATCTCGACCTATTTTTTAATTACATACAACTACGCAGCATTAAGCGTTTTTCTGTAAGGGGAAAATAAAGGGGAAACTTTTCTCCTTTATAAGCACGAAAACAGCGCAGGAGAGGTCTGTTCTCCTGCGCTGTTTCTGCATCTGTGGTTAAGAGAAATTTCCGAGGTTGTGCGCAATATTCGCAAGCTTTTCAAGCGTCAGCGCATGGGCCTCCTGCGGGGAAACCTTCATGCCGTTGATGGTGCAGTTGATCTGCTTTGCAATCATCGTGCCGATGTTATGGCTGTCATAAGAGGCGTTGTGGACTTCGTTCGCACTCATACCGTTGCTTGCCATCATCCATCTGATCTGGTCCATGTTCTGGCTGAAGTTTCTGTCCTCAACTGGTGTCAGGACGTGTTTCTTCAACATAGCCGTTACATCCGGTGGGGTAATTCCCTCGTCCTGCATCGTGGCTTTGATGCCGCCCATGCCGTGCAGGATTCCGCCCTGGTCGTAGACCTTGTATGCAATGCCATACTTGTCTGTGATGGATGTTGTCCCGTCTGCGTTTTTCACCCAATGGGAACCATCGCCACCGTCCAGTTTCTCACCGGCGAGTGCATTGTTCAGGAAATTCAGGCCGTCCGCGCTGGAAATCTTGTAGTCATCGCCCTTTCCGTCCAATCGTTTTGCAAAGACGGTGCCACTGTATTTGGGGCCAGAAGCCGAGCCACCGGTAGAATCTTCTGTTCCACCAGAACCGCCGTTTGGATATACAGTGTAGGTAACGCCGTCCTTATCAACGATTGTGACTGTTCCGTCCTCATTCTTCGTCCATGTGGAGCCATCGCCGCCTGTCATTGTAGAACCGGCAGGCTTATTGTTGATGAAATCCAAGCCCTTATCGCTGCCGATTTCGTACTTATCGCCATTCTTGGAGATACCGTACAATTTCTTGGCAGTGTCATTTACGGCGTCGGAAAGCTGCGACACATCGAATCCGAACTGTTTGAAAAGCTCTGCGTTTTCCTGAATGATCTGACGGAGTTCCGGCGTTGCGTTTTTCCAGATATCCTGCAAGATCTCGCCAATGCCGCGTGTCTTCTCCTTGATGGATTTCAAAAAATCTTTGTAGGCCGTTTCCAGATCGTCATACCGCTCGTTGATCGTTTTCTTCTGCGCTTCCAGTTCGGCCAGTGCGGCCTCATAAGCCATGTTCGCCTTGAAGTCCTCAAGGTCTTTCTTGGCCTCGTCCAAGGCTTCCTGTGCGCTGTCAACCTCCTTCTGGTCAGCCACCCACTCCCATTGACCGGTACGGGCATTAAATTGCCGGACGGTCCGCTCGTTCTGCGCGTTAGCAAGCTTGGCCTGTGCCTGTTGGACTGCGAGAATTTTTTCCTCTAGCGTAAGCTGCTCGTCGCGAGTTTCCTTCTCCTGTTTAAGCGACTCGATCTGTTTGTCGATTTCGTCCAGTTCATTTTGTCGCTGCTCAGAAAGGTCGGAAAGCTTGTCCGCCATAACGTCTTGCAGTTCGTTCAGCAGATCATCTGTGCTTTTCAGAGTGCCATTGATTTTTTCCTGCCACTCCCACCATTCGGCAGAAAGCGCGTTAATATCCGACTGGCTTCCGCCGATGGACCGCAGATACTGCGCCTGCGCATGGAGCGCCTGCTGGATCTGCCGCATCTTATCCTTCTGCGTGTCCTCGCTGGCATTCTGCTTTTCCAGCAAAGTCAGCTCGGATTTCAGAAGCTCGACCTTTTGCTTGTACGCGTCGAGATTTGCATCGGATGAGCTGCCTCCGCCGCCACCGGTTGAAGTTCCGGTATAGTCGGAGGTGTACTTTGAAAGCTCCTCCATCTGCCTCTTGTACTCTTCCTGCTGTTTTTTGTAGTACTCAGAGGACTTCTTCAGCAGGTATTGAGAAGACCACTGTGCATAGTCTTCCGCGTCCTTCTTCCAGTTCTTTCCCGTCTGCTGATTGAAAAGTCGGCGCATATTGAATTCCTGATTCTCAGCCGACCATGTGTTGGAGGTCATACCGGGAATCAGGCCGATCATCTGTTGAATCTGTTGAGACGTAATAATTGCCGAGGAACCGACAGCCTGAATCTGCGCGATCAGGTTATTATAGTTTGCCGTCGCAGCCGCATTTTGCAGTTCCAGCTCTTTTTTCGCCAGATCTGCAAGGGCCGTATTTGTGGTGAGCGCCTTTTTCGCGTGCTCGGTCAATTTTCCGTTTGCGTCGAACAGGGACTTCGTAAGTTTTGCAGCGGCGGTGTTTGCGTCATAGGTCGCGACCTCGACATCTCCAAGCGCGCCAGTCATATCGTCTGCGCTGTCGGCGGCCCCATCCTCTGCATTTTTAAGCTTCCATGTACCGTCCGCCGCTTTTTCGCAGGCACTCCGATATTCCCACGTTCCGTCTGCAAGCTGTACAAAGCCCTGCGCAAGTCTGGTGTTTGCGCTGTCGATATATCCGAGTTCATCAGCCAGTTTTGCGGATTCCTCAACCGTCAGCCCGGTATTATTTGCAATGAATTGAATCGCGTCTCCGGCGGACAGTGATGAAACTTCAATTTCCTGCGCAGCCGCGGCGAGGCGCAGATAAGCGTCTGCCTGCTCGTCGCTCACTTCCTTTGTCTGAATCATGTTTTGCAGGTCGGCAAGATACTGCTGGGCATTTTTCTTCTGTGCATCCGTCAGCTTGTCGTAAGACGAAGCCCATTCATCCACCTTTGCAAACGCTTCATCGGTACTTTCCACTACAGCGCTGATCTGGATTCCGAAGGTTCCCAGCATGGAAAGCATTTTCTCCAAAGCCTGAGATTCCGTCAAGCCTTCAAGCTTGCCCCAGTCGAAATTCGGGATCGTCTTTGCAATCGCGTTGGCTGCGGCAAGTTCTGAATTGTAATTTGCCCGCGCGGCAGATACCGTTTCATTTGAAATTGCCGCACCGCTGATTTTGAAAGTATAGTATTTCTTTCCGGTATCATCATAGTTTTCTATGACCGAGTTATTCCCTGAATATCCGGTAATATGACCGGCTCCATACAGCTTTTTTCCCGTATGCTTTGCAATTTCTTCAAGGATATCCAGATAAGCCTCCGCGATTTCCTTGTTGTTGGAAAGCTGTGCATACTCGTCCTGCCACTGCCCCGTTCTGTCCGCAGGTTCGACCTGTTCAAGTGCCCGAAGCTTATCCGTATATTCCTCCAGCGCTTCTTTCGTTTTCTGGATCGCTGACCGGTTTTCCTCCCAGTCCTGATTGAGTTTATCAATCGACGGATGTGCTGCGGCATAGGCCTTCTGAGCCGCCTGAACCGCGACGACGATGCCGGTAATGGCCGCGCCGATCCCAAGCAGCCACGGACTGAGCGAACCGAGCTGGAGCACGGAGCCGACCCGCTGAAAGCTTTTGACAGCCGCTGCAATGGCGAATACACCGGTTTCAGCAGCAGCAAGCGTCAGGATTATATGGCCGAGGTCCGTGTCCAGCAGCTCCACCAGTTCGGTCACAGTCTCAAGCCCGCCCTTCACAGATTCTGTCTCGATCATGTGGTTGACAAGCTCCGTCCACTTGTTGTCAAGGATATTCGCTTTACTCTGCCATGAATCGAGCATGGTGCCGATCTCGCGGTCGGCGCTTCCGGCAGAAGTTGTCACCTTGTCCAGCATTTCAAGGTACATATCGTAATGCTGAATCAACGCGTCGAGCTGATTTGTGCGGAGCTTGCCGCCGAGATCAGATTCGAACTGTGCAAGCTCGGCCTGCGTCAGAACGCCCTCTTTGTATGCCTTTGCAAGACCCGCGACGGCCTCCATGGGATTTACAATGCTGCCTGTAGCCTGCGCCGCTTTCATGGCGTCTTCCGAATACGTCCAGAGGATCTGGCTCAGACTCTCGATCTCATCCTTTGTCCATGTGATGCCGTCTTCCAGTTCGGTTTCGGTATCGCCCATGATATTCAGGATCAGTGCACGCATGGCGCGGGCCGCCATAGAACCGGATTCCTGCGTTGCGGCTGTGATCGTGCCGAGTGCCGCCGTCAGCTGCTCTGCGGTCATGTTTGCCATCGATGCAACGTTCGCGACGAGCGGGAAGCCCTCGGCGATTTTCTGAATCTCGGTCGCATATTCGTTCTCGATTGTATTAGCCGCGTCCAGCACCTTCGACAGCGCCGCAACATTGCCCTCCAGTTTGAACGCTGCATCGGCAGACAATAGGAATTTATTTGCAGTATCGGCATTCACATCTCCGACAAGCTGCGTTTTTGTCGCAAGTTCCGCCATGTCCTCCGACATTTCTTTATAACCGGCTTTGGAGAATGAACCGACGCTGCTTAGATAGTCCGTAACCGAGATGCCGTATTTGGATGCTACGTCATAGCCGTGTTCTCCGATCTTCGACATCTGCGCATCGGTATTGTTTGTGACCTTCTGAATGGCCGTCAGTTCGGTATCAACATCCTTCATGGTTTCCAGCGCAGCCTTCAATTCCTGCACAAGCGCGTTCACAGCATCCCGTGTAAGCCACCAGACCGTAAGCTGCGGGAACAACCGCCCGAAGGAATCAACCAGACCGTCGCTCTGCGTCACGGCCTGTCCGGTCGCGTCTGCCGCATCTGACGCCGCGCCTGCATACTCCCGTGCACCCCGCGCAGCATCTGTCCAGTCCACGTCGATCACAGACCCCTGCGCTACCGTTGGGCCGTGTGACGTTCCCTGACCAAACACCTCGTAATCGCCCGCCTCCAGCATGGGGACGCTCTGCCCGGCCGCACCGGAAGCACGGATTCGCTGCATCTGCGCATACAGATCGATCAACTGCCGAATCTGGCCTGCGCGGTCTTCCAACGCGCTGTTTCCGGCGGTCAGCCGCGCAAGAAACTGTGCGTCAGCGTCCGATTCCTGTCTCTGCGCATCTGCCATCTGTGAAACCGCCTGCGCAGCAGTCCCCGCCGCAGAAGCCTGTTCTTCCGTCGCAGCCGTTGTTTGCCTGCGGACAGCCAGCGCCTGCATTTCTGCCGAAGCAGCCTGATTGACCTGCGAAATATACTGCAAAAGCGCCTGCACCGCCGCCTGCGCAGAATTGCCCATGCCAGAAAAGGCCGCTGCGTTCTGCCCAAGCTGCGCGTCAAGTTCCTGCAAGCCAGTGCGCATCTGCTGAACGGCATCAGAAAGCTGCTCCAGCGCTGCCGCGCCCGCCGTGTCTACCTTTACAGAAATATTCTGATTTTTCAGGCTGTTTATGTCCGCAATAAGCTTATCAAGCTGTGCACGCAGAACCTCTACCTGAATCTGTACTGTGTTTTCATTATTTGCCATTCTTATATTACTCCTTCACCTTGAATCCGCTTTCCGTCAGAGACTTTGCCAGCGCATCCCGCACAAGCCCGGTTCCGATTGCAAGTTCCTGCGCTTTCTGATGGAACGGGCGTGCCTGCTTTGTTTTGTAAATCGCCGACTTCTTCCATTGATAGCCCTTGCCGCTTTCCACAACCGGCGCGATCAACCGTCCGCTGTCCCGGTCCCGGCTCCTGTCCTGCACTTCCAGCGTCATAGTTGACGGGTCATATTTTGCTTCCATCACGTTCCAGTCCTGCAAGCCGCCGGGTTCGCCGGTGTCATCCCGTCGGATATACGGATGATCTTCACTGCGCTTATAAACCTTCTCGCTGTAGACCTCGGACTCAACCGCTGATACAATCGCCGCGCGGACAGCATCGGCTACGTCGCCTTCCATTGCCCTTCCGATTGCATCGTCCAGGCGTCGGTTAAAATCCCGGACAAAATCTTCGATTGCCATAAAAAACTCCTTATAAAAGCAGAAGCCCGGCACAGTGCCGGACTCCTGCGGTTTCCGCCCGACTTTTCGGGGGTATTTGAATTTTTCGTTCAATACGAGTCCCGCTCTTTCAGAGTTCGTACCGTTCCCCGTCCTGCACCGTACAGAGCGTTGCGCGGTTCAGAAACGTCTGGCTCAGCGCTTCCCGTGCTGCCGTCTGATTTGCGGCCCGTACCCGAACCGTTGTCCGTGTACCGTCTTCATTTTCCCGTGAAAATGTGTAGATCGCCGTTTTTGCAGTCTGCTGCCGGGCCTGCGCCGCAATCTCCGTCCGGTGCTGCTCTGCTTCCTGTTTCAGCTCGAACCATGCAGGCGGCTGTCCGTCGTCTTCGTCTCCAGGCTTCCAGCTTTCCGGAAGGCCCAAATACCCGGCATCGTGCAGCATATTGAGTGTGATCCGGAGCATTTCGCCTGCCTGCGCGTTGAATGAGCCGTCCCATTCAAATCGTTTTTTGAAGTTTGTCAGCCAGATAAAGTGTTTCCTTTGCCCACCGATGTCCAGTCTGGCAACGGCAAGGTAGTGCCATGGCATATGATTGAACGCGATGCAGACCGGCGTGGATTTCTTCAGCATATCATGTGTGACCAGCATCTGAAGCCTCCGTTTTCTCGAAGCCGTTCTCTGCGGTCAGAACTGGAGCCAGCCGTTCAAACAGCTGCGGCGTCACAAAATAGTCTCGCTCCGGAGTGTGAATGACCAGCCCGATCAGCTTGCGTGACTTGTGGTTCACCACAAGATCAACGTGCCGCATACGCTGGTCGTCCGGTTCGCCGACGCCGATGCGCATACCGCCCAGCAGCATCAGAACCAAACTTCGGAAAAGGCCAGTTGCCGGTTGGCCGGAATCGCCGCAGGCATAGTCCGTCTCGAAAAAGATTTGCAGGATCGGCGCGTTCGTCCGCTTGATATGCCGCAGAAGCGCAATCGCAGGAAGCGCACTCATAAATGTGGTCCGGTCATGCAGCAGATATGGATAAATCGGAATGCCGCCGATCTTGACCGGCTGCTTTTTTATAGCAAGCTTCCGACTGCGGTGATGGGAGAACCTCCACATTACTGGACCCCCCATTTTTGAAAAAGTTCGCCGAGCGTGTTTCCGCATTCTGATGCACCCAGCCCAATTTTCTTGAGCAGCGCTTTGATATCATCTGGGACAGGCCCGTAAATCTTTCGCCCGTATGTGCCGTCATATGTGCCGTCATTCTCTGCCGTTGCAGGCGTGACCCCGTTCCGCCGGAGAAATGCGTCAATATCGCTCTCTGCGGCCTCCCGGTGTCTATACTGGACATTGTTGAACGGCGCATAGAGTTCGCTGGGAGCCAGGTTCTTCGCCTTGAGTTCGGCCGTTTTTTTTGCTTCTTCGACGGCCCAATGAAATTCTGCCTCATTCGGGCAAAGCACATTGATCCACAAAATCGTATCAAGGCCGGGGAGTTCGGGGCGCTCGATCATAAATGCCGGACTTGCGCTGAGCGGGTAAGAGGTGCCGCCCTTGACAAAATAGCCGCACATCGACGCGTTGCCGATGTAAGCGCAGGCCCGCGCCTTGTCTGCCTCGTCCTTCCATTTTTCCCATGTCTGGAAGCGCTTTGCGTCCACATAAATCCGCATGACCTTCCCCGCAGAGATTCCGTCCTCTGCCACGTCAAAGTATGGCTCGTCACCGGATTTTCCATGAAACTTGTTTCTCCAGAAACTCAAACAATAGACTGATTCACCTGGTTTTCTCATTTACATTTTCCTTTCCGCCGCTTGCTGCGGCCTGCATTTGATCGAATTTCCGTAGCCAATAGCGGTCACGGCTCTCTTTTTCCCGTTCCCGCATTTCCTGACTGCTTCGACGGCGTTTTCGCGCGTATTCGCGCATATACGCCGCACGGGCAGCCCGTATTTTTTCCGAATCGTTCAAGAAGCAATCCTCCCGTCAAAAAATGTTGCAGGGTGCGGCCAACAAAACATAAAGAAAAAGCGCCGGTTTGATACATCTCCTCCAAAAGGAAATCGCACCAAACCAGCGCATATGCTTCTCTATTCTGCTGACCGCACCCCACCCTTTGTTAGCCGGTCTGGTCCGGCGCTGGGGGGTGAGTGAAAGATTTGAAAAGGCGTTCCGCCTTATTTATATTATACCATAAATATTTCTACTCTGCAACGCTCTGAAGCACCCAAATACTGAACATTTCAGCCCTTTGAAGTTCGGTGAAATCGGGGTTATTAGTAACATAGTAGAAACACGCAAAAAAGGCCCTTCCAGCTTGAACCGGAAGGGCCTTTTCTCATGGTCAGGTTTTGGTGGCGTAGTCAAGGGAAATCCACCCGGCACCGCTTTTCAGTTTGCCCCACTTGGCCGCACCTTTGCCGGTGCTTTCGGCCACGATGGTATAAATACCGGGCTGGATGTAGCCGGTTGCACCGTAGTTTGTGCCGGGGCCTTTACGGATATTCAGGTTGGTGATCTTCACCCGCACAAGGTAAGGGGTCACGGTGGCCCCTGTGGTGCCGCCTGTGGGCTTTTCTGCGGTCGGGGGTGTAACTACTACCCCGCCACCATCGGAAGCGCCCTGAAGCCTCCTATTGACTTCTGCGGCAATCTCCCCGTGTCTGGAATAAAGATATTCCCCCGGACAGGCTTTGTTGGCGAAGTCACGATGAACGGTCATGTTGCATCCGTTCCGATGGTTCACACGATCATTCTTGTTCGTACTCCACACCAACTTCTTGATCCCGTTCCGCTTGCAAATATCCGTTACCAAATCCAACAGGGCCGCATAAGCCTTGGCGGTGACGGCGTAAGGGTGGGTGGTGTCGGAAGCAACTTCAATGGTGATTGCCCGGTTGTCATTGGTGCCGTTGCTGGAACACCAAGAACGATCCTTTTCATCCACGGAAAGGCCAATGGAACCATCCTTACCAACAACATAGTTGGCGGAACATTGCCGGTTTGTGGTGGCGAAATAATCACACCCCTGTTTTGCTGTCCATTGCCCAACGATACAATGAATCGTGATGGTGTCAATGGCATGGTTCCGGGGGCTGGTTTTGTTTTTCGTGATCCGGGTATAGGTTGCAAGGGGGGAATTACTCATTTTCTGTATCTCCTTTCACCTGAAGAATGGCCCTGAACTTGGTGAAGGCTTCTGCGATATACTTACAAGACACCATCAGCACAGCGCCCACAATAACCAAATCAGCAAAAATTTCTGTGTATTCTTCCGGGATTGCCCACCCAAGCTGATCCGCATAAATCGGAAGGGTGGTGATTGCTACACAAAGCAAGGCCAGGCCCACAACGAAGGTGGCAACCTTCAGCCCGGAATTGATCATTTTCTGTCTGTCGAAGGGCTGAAGCAAAACCTTGATGTTGTAGTAAAGGGAAAAAGCAACATTGGACAGGTACGCACACAGGAAGATCAGCATGGCCCATCCAATATTGATCAGATTGTTCAAAACAGCGTTCAGCATGGTTTCAAATCTCCTTTGCATCGTTATAGATTTCCGGGCCATACAACTTCCGAAGTTTGATCCGGTTTTCGGCTTTGGCTTTGGAATAGTAAAACCCGGTTGCGGTTGCCAATTCAGCAAATATGGCGGGGATCAAATAGGCCAGCGGTTCAAGGTTTTCAGTTTTCCAAACCATGATAAGGGTGAAGGCCGTAACCCCAACGGTTACGGCCCCCACCACATACAGGATCAGCTTGGAAAACTCACGCTTTGGCTTTTTGGTTCGTCTGCTCATTCTTCCGGGGGATCGGTGGACAACTCCAAGAATTTTCTGTGAAGATCGTCCATCACCCCATTCACCCCCAAAGAATGATACTGCTTCCAGCAATTTTCAAAATTATCCCGTGCATAGATCGGGGCATAGCCTTTTTCAGAATACTTATTGAAATCGCTGATCATCTGCGCCCGAAGAAGGGCCTGAATACCGGCCTTCAAAGCCTTGGAATCCTCGGTGTTATGCTTGATTTGGCTCCACAGATATTTGAATACCGCCAAAATCAAGGTGGGAACACCAATCAAGCACAACACCTGATAAATTGTCATGGCTTTTCCCTCCTGTCAGGCCCCAATCAGGGCGGCAATGTGGCGCAAATCTTCAACGGGGCCGTTATAGAAGTCGAAGTTCCAAATCCAATGTTCTTCCTGATCCGGGCGCTTGTACTTCTGACAAAGGGCATCTTCCCAAATCTTCCCCCACCGGGCGTTGTGTCCGGGGGTCTGCTTCATCAGCGTTGCGGTGATCCGGTTCAGAAGTTCGCCCCTTTCCTTGCCCATGCCATCATCATTCTGTGTGAAGAAGTCATAGGCGTTTTGGCTGGTGGCCGAACACACCGGAAGATCATTCAGGATCAAAAAACCACCCTGACCATTCAGGGTGGTTCCATACGGAATGTTCACTTGTCCACAAATCGCCTTGAACCTTGCCCGTTTGCGGCAAACATAGGTTTTATACTCCATCCGTGCTTTCCTCCCACCCGTACACACCGGGTTCCCACACATTGGAATCCACCGTGGAAATCCAATGCTTTTCCTTATGGCTCACCTTTGCCCCCTTGGAATAAGCGTCATGCGCTCCCACCGGTTGGCTCCATTCGGGCCATTCTTCAGCGGGATCACTCGTTTTGCTCCACAGGCTGGAAGCCGTGTCTGGTGTCCAATCCGCTTGGGAAGTATGGGCCTGAACGCACTTGTAAAGGGTTCCGTTATACCGGCGAATCTGCCCCACCGTGTAGCCAACAGGGAAAGCCCATTCAGCGAACAAATCAGCGTGTTCCGCCGCCGTTTCAGCGTCAATGCTCCCGGCTTCCGCCAAGGTTACAAAGACGATTCCACCGGCTTCCGTGGCCTTGGTGATCTCGCTTCCTGCGTCCGTCTGTTCCAAACTCACCGTTTCCAGTTCATCCATAGCGGCACGGCCCAACAAATGGTAAGCCACACCCTCAAAAACAATGCCCGAAGCATCATGCTCCGGGCAAAGGATGTAACAACCATTTTCGGCTTTTTTGATGTAGTTCAGGTTCTCGGTCAGGCCGATACCGGCCCCGGCTTTGATGATTCTAAACATTGTCCACCTCCGAAAAAGATTGCATGGTAAAGCCGCCGCAACCGCAACAACCGGCCATGATCGTTGAAGTTCCGGTAATAGGCGCTTTGGCATTCCATGTATTGTTCTATGTCAAAGAAGGATCGTTTTCCCTCTTTGAACTCCCTGTGAAACAGCTTCAGTTTTCGCCTTGCCCGTTTCACTCCATCCCGGCTTCCATTCACCTTGATCTTGCCGGTTTCTGTAAGTGTGAACCGGGCTTTGCAGAACCGGAACGGCTTTGTAAGCGGGATCACCTTACATTTACGCTTGTTCACTCGGATTCCAGCGGCTTCAAATCGCCTTACAATTTCATGGCCCATCAGCTTTGCTTCATCCACCGTGGGAAAGAAAGCATAGTAATCATCCATGTAATGACCGGCGCAATGAACACGGGCCTGACACTTGATCCATTGGTCAATTTTACTTGGTAACGCCACCATTTCCTGTTGGGAAGGCTCCACGCCCAAAGGCATCCCCCGGCCCGGTGTCGGGCATGGGGAATATTGAATCACAGTATCAGCCAAGTTTTGAAGTTCAGGATTCAAAATCAATTCCCGGTGCCGCTGATATAACAGGGCGTGGGAAGCATTTGGAAAGAACCCTTTCAAATCCAACAGCAACACAGCACCTTCCCGGCCATAACGCCGGTAATGCCATCCAAGTTGTTGTTTGATCCGTTTGAACTGCCAATGAAGGCCCTTTCCCTTTTGGCTTGCCCCGTTGTCATAGATCATGGAAGGTGAATACAACGGGATCAGGACTTCATTACACAGGGTTTTGTGGATTTGTCGATCCGTAATGTGCGGGGCATCTATCGGGCGGATTTTTCCCCGTTCCCGAAGGGTGAAATGGGAACAGGATTTGGGCTTCCAAGTCTGTTCCAACACCGTTCGCCGCCGTGTTGCCGTACCAGAAAACAGGTGGCCTTCAAAGTTTTGAACACTTTGCTTCCACCGTACCCCGTTACAGCACTTTTTCCCATAGAAGAACATCTTCCGATAGGAAAATATTTTATTCGTTGGCCCAAGGCTATCACACCGGGCCTGTTTTCGTTCCAACCGCTTTGCTTTGCGGCGCTGGAACCTTGCTTCATGCCGTTCTTGGCTTGTCATAATAAAAGTATTCGCCCCTCGTACAAATATCTTGTAGGGTGCCGTCTAAATTGCTTTGCCCTCACACATGAAATGGGATAAGGCACGATTACCCACCATGCAAGAAGCGTCCGTGTAAGGGCATCAAAGGGCAGTTTTAGGGATTTACACCCAAGGAAGCGCAACTCCTTTTACATCGGTCGTCTTTCACCTGAAAAGCCGTTTGCCTTCTGTTACTACATTTGACCGTGTATATCTGCAAAATCCGGGCCGCAACCCACCAGAATTATTGGCATTGTTATTGTTGTTGTTGCCATCCGTCCAGACAATAACGAAATTGTTGTTGTTATTGTAATTAGGGGAACGAAGGCCCCACCAAACCGCCAGAGGACACATTAACAGTCACGCACCTAATAGGAAATCATTTCTGTTTTGCTGTTACATTTTTGATTGCCCCTTTCAGAAGTTCGTTTTCTTTGTCAATCAGTTCACCCAAGTTTTGGGCCATCTTATCCAGCTTTTCCATTGCATCCTGTGACTTCACCGGATTCCCCTTGGAAGTGGTGAAGGCCCCTTCCGGGTTCTGGTTCAGAATCAGGTAAACATGGGTCAAGCGAACATCCAGCGCCATCAGGGAAGCCCGTGCTTCAAGAAGATGGGCCTTCCTCATTTCAATGCGCTGGTTATCCGAAGGAAAGATACTGTTGGCCTTCTCCGCATGGTCGATGATCTCACCGGCCAGCTTTGCCACCGGCTCCGCAATCAACCGGGAATACCGGGCTGAAAGACGGGTCAGGAAGTTCAGGGTTTCAACATAAATCTGATTGGCCGTGTTGATGAACTCGGCCTTGCTTGTGGTTCTCTTTTGCTTCAGGACAGACATTTTCAGTTATACCCCTTTGGGTGAATTATCGACATTGATCGTTCCTTCCGCCTTTTTCACTTCTTCCAAGTGCTTCAGAAGGACAAATTCAATGTAATTGGTGATAGATCGGTGTTCACGGGTTGCAAGCGCCCCGATCTTGTCAAAGACTTCATCGGATAGGCGCAAGGTGAAAACACGCTTGTTTGTTGCCATACAATACCCCCTTCAAACAGGCTTATGGATATTGTATGGCTGATTTTGCCCGGTGTATGCACTCAAAAGGCAGTCAAATGATAGCACTTTACCGGAAAACCCCCATTTTCAAAAAAATCGTCGGGCGGCTTACGCCGCCATTATTA